TCTTTTTTAACCTGAGCTGTACCCTGAATGTTTATTATTTCAATCTGATGTGCTATTTCCGCCTGCAAATCCTTGTTATCTTCAATCTGTTTATTGTATGCAAAAAATGCTTCTGATGTAGCTTTGGTAGCATCCCTTTGTATTGCCAGCCCTTTGTTTATTAAAGTAATATTATTGTACTGGTCAACCAAAGCCTTACCTCTTATTCGTATCAACTCGCTCTCGGCTTTACCGGCAGCTTTCGCCCTCTCTTCGCTTAATGTAGCACTTCTTTGTATTAATTTATTGGATGTTTCAAGTAATTCATTCTGTTTTTCAATAGTGGCGTTAACATCCTCCATACTTTCCTTTTGGCTCTGCAATGCAGATACTAAAGCCAAAACAAGCACAATTACAGCCCCTATTCCCGTTGCCAGTAATGCAACACGGTAAGCCCTTGCCGCCACTGTTGCGCCCCCGGTAACAAAAGTAAGTAAAGTTGTTGCTGCTGTTTGCGCTCCCGTTGCAACACTATCGGCCAGCTTAGTTAAAGCGCCCTCTTTCAAAGTAGCATTGTAAACTACCTGCAAACCTTGTGCAAGAGCCATAGCCCCGTTGACTTTAAGCAAAGCCTTTTGCACATCCTCATTCTCTTCGCCAAACAAAGCAGCGGCACCCTGAACGGCAGCATACCCACCAGCCAACGCCGAAATACTACCTACCACATTATCAATCCCCCTGGTATCTGAACCGGCATTTTTAATCTCAGCATTTGCATCTGCAATAGCATCGGATAGCTTACCGGCCCTTGTACGTAACGAATCGAACTCTTTGCCGGTATCTTTGCCCTCAGCCTTCATCCTGGCCAACGATTCTTTAAGCTGCTGAAGTTCTTTTTTAAGGGTAATGGCAGGAGCGTTTGTTTTCTTTAAAGCAGATTCAAACTGCCCAACAGTTACACCGGCTTCTTTTAGTGCATCAGTAATTCCGCCTGAAAAAGCATCCTCCATTGTCTTGCCCATCTTAATAGAGGCGCCGGCAACATCTTTAAATTGTCTGATTAAACCTTTGGTATCTGTGGCGGTGGTGGTAATGGCGGCCTGAATATCATTAAACCCCTTAGCATCTATTTTGCCGGTTTTATCCAGTTGCTTTTGCGCATTGGTTAACTCTGTATAATCAACCTCGAAGTTTATTAAAACGGTTTCCTGTACTGCCATGTGTAGATGTTATTAAGCGGCGGCAGGTTATGCCCGTTGTGTAAATATACTACTTTTTATTATTTTTCATAGCAGCTTGTACCCTACTATTTAAAATCATATAATAATCTATGATCGGTATTGATTCAAACTGCTTTATTTTATCAGGTTCCCATTCAGCTAAACTACATAACTGCTCATACCTTTGGTTTATTCCTTTTCCAACAAGATATCCTGGTGAAGCAGATGGTGCATTTCTTCTACCATTTTGCTTACCGTCAAATAAGTCTGGATATCTCTTTCGGGCATAGTCAGTGACGGCACCAACTCTTTTAACGGTGTCTTTGAAAAAAAATCGAGCGTACCTCCAGCCGCTTTCCACTTTTCAATCTTTAATTTATTGTAATCGTAATCGTATGAGTAAAGCGACTCAGATTTATCAAAGAATATTACGCTGGCCAGCTTATAAATAAACTCAGGCATCGGCATAAGATCTAACCTTTCACGTAGATTAATGTTTAATTGCATGATGTATGTAAGCTGTATTTTCTTTGGATCGCTGAGAAGTTTTTCCATAGCCTTGCAATGGCTGAGTAAATAATCTTTGCTGCAGTTCATTTCCATTTCAGTATAAATACCCATAGCCGCAAAGAATCTACCGGTAGGTACTTCCATTGCGCTGTCATACATCCAGTAATTAGTACCTCCTAAACTAAACGCCGGGATAACCTTATACTTTGCATCAACCAGGTAAGGTTTTAAACGCCGTCTAAACAGTCCTCTGAATCTACTAAAGAAAGGGATTTTAATTTCTGGCATAAAGTATTTATTGGTTGGTTTTTTATAATGTAACCGTTCTGAAATTTTATATGGTACATCTTTCGTTTCTTAACGTGGTAAACAATGTACCCGTTCTTTTCATACTTATAATTTGCGGTGCCTGAGCAGTTGCATTTGCCGATAAGTTTGAAACCGTTAATCATTTTGTAACATTGATATTACCGCACTCAACCCCATCGCCGGTACTGATAATAACGGGTTCCAACCTAAACACAAAGCTATTATAGCACTGTACCAAATAGTTGCGCAAATGTAGCATCCGAATAAAGGTTTTGATGCCCATACACCTATGTAAGATTCTACCCATTCAGCGGCTTTACTAAAAATCATATCTGGCCAAGTGGTTGAACAAATGGCAATAGATGAAAGACAAAGTATGATTATTTTTTCAATCATTTAATAGCTTTACATAACCTGAAGCAATACCGCCGTGATCAATTATAACATCTGTTGTTGTGAAATTTATAGTAGTAAAAACCCCATCCTGTAAAAAGGTACCATCCGATTGCAGATAGATTACTGAAATCGTTGGCCTGTTCCCGATGTATGGAACTGTTGTAGTGCTGGCCGCAGCAAACGGGGTTATATTTAGGTTACAGCAACTCACAAGGACAACCTAATGTGTTTTTAACGGCAGTGCCATTTACTACCTCAAAGTTTATACAATCGTATGAATCGCAGTAGGCGCTATCGTTCCACGTGGAAGATGTACACTGGTAAGCATCATCAGCAACAACCGTTAATTCAAATATACCGGCGTATGGGTTAAGTAATCCGTTTGGAAGTTCAGAAACCAGGATTGTAAAATTACCGTTTGCATCTGTGGTAACATCGCCTGAGTATTTTGCACCCTTGTTTTCTAAACGCCAAATGTATGCAGTATTAGCAGTAAGCGTTCCGGTAACAAGTATCTCATCGTTACCGCAGGAAATCCAATCTTTGAAACAAGGTAGACAGGCCATAATGTAAAACTAAGTAAATTTTAGGATATGTTTGAAAAAAGTATTCAGGTAGTACCGGCAACAGTCCAAAGCATCTAACTGTTTTGTAATATCTGTACGGTCAGACTTATCCAGGCTGCCATCTGGCAATACGGCCGCATGTTCTAAATCGAATATTAAAGGTTTACAATTTACCGGATCAATAGAAATATTTAGGTGGTGAAATGCTGAGTTTACCAATACCCTGTTTTCGATAAGCGTGGGGTTACTTATCGGCTGCCTCATCTGCCTATCTCCCAGGTTTAACTGAGCTTTAATTATCTTAAAATAGTTTAAATTATCATGCACCAGAGCAGATGTATTTCGGCCGGTTGCATCGCCCGTAACCAATAAAAGATACTTACCATATTTAGCTTTTATGTAATCGCAAATGTTATAGATATTTGAGTTTGATAGTTTGATCTGCTCAATAAAGTTTATTGTGTTGCCATTATCTTGAGCAACAAGGCACGTTATTGGATCCCGGTTAAAGTCAAAGGATAATTTAACCTCCCATGCCGGGTTTATTAATACCGGCCGGTTATGTTTTTCAGGTGAATAAGTGTAGCAAAAAGCGTTATTATTTTCGGTAACGAAGCTGGCAAGGTATTCCTGAGCGAAGGTTAAAGGATCAAGCTGCCCCTTTGCCTCCTCTACTTCAGACGGATCAATATATGGGTTTGATACTGTTGGAGATTGAAACGATGCCCAGTTTTCGTATGTTTCTGGCATCTTAAAAAGGTCATAAAAATAATTATTTTTTCCCCTGGGGGTTGAAAGAAACCATGCATCACCTCGCAAATCTGTAAGCGTTGGCCTAATTACCTGAGTCCAGGCACGCTTTAAGTGCAGTACTTTTGCAGCCTCATCAACTACCGCACGTTTGTATTTTCGGCCCCGGCAACTATCAGGATCATCCAGAGACCAGAAATCAATTATGCCACCCCCGTACAATTCTATTCGATGTTCAATCTCTGATTTCTTAAGTATAATCGGGGATAATGTATCAAGCACTGTGCGCCAAACTTCCAAAAGCATTTTATTTGTTGGTGCCAGGTATGCTACTGGGTGGCCAGCTAAAGCGCCGTTATCGCCATCAGGATCGAGTAACAACTCCTCAGCCATTGTTGTTTTCCCCCACCGTCTGCCGCAGCAAAGAACATTAAACCTCTTTGAGTCAGCAAGTACGGCAGCCTGGCCTACGTGTAAATCGTTAAGTAGTATTTTTTCGTCTGACAATGGTAAGTTTTATTTCATTATCAATTTTGCCTGATATTTCTGTTGGAATAAGTTTGGCCGCTATTGCATAAAAATCACGGGGATATGCTTCTGCAAATTTAGTAAGGTTTTTTTCCGGGTCATCTTGCAGAGTATTAAAAACCGCAAGTACAGTTTCTTTTACTGTTTTAGTTAGCTTGCCCTGAGCGCCTTTAGGCCTGCCTGAATTTCCCTTTTCAAACGGTTTACCCACTACTTTACCCATTGTGTGTTATTTTACGTTTTTTACGCTTTATTCTATCGCTTTACATGACGTAGGAAATTGCCAATTATTAATTATTGTACCCGGAACTGTTAAGTATTTTTTATAATTTTTTGATCCAGGCTCGCAATGAATTTCATCTGCAGGTTCCCAACGTTGATTTCCTACTGTTATTGTTCCAAAAATGCATTTATAACATTTAGGCTCCGACGGTAATTTTGTGCATGAAGTAAAAATATCTAATACGATTATAAATAAAATTGCCTTTGCCATAATTCAAATTTACGGTGTTTTTTGGGAATTACAAAATACATTAAAACGGTTTATTATTTGAGTCGTATAAATCCCATTGGTTAAGGTCGAACCATGTTTGCACTCTCATGTCTGTTTTGAAAGCCAATTTATCCAAACCCCCGTTCCTATGTTTAGCAATCTTAATGTAGGCCCCGTTTGAAACTTCACTAACATCTGTTACCTGGTAATCATCCCGCCATCCAAAAATAACCATATCAGCATCCTGCTCAATAGCGCCCGATTCCCGTAAGTCTGATAACATCGGTTCACCCTTTCGCTTTTCAATATCCCTGCTCATTTGTGAGAGTACAATAAACGGAACTTTCAACTCCTTTGCAAGTGCCTTTAATTTTCTGCTAATAGACGATATTTCCTGCTCCCTGTTTTGTGTCTTATTTCCTTCGCCTGACATAAGCTGTAAATAATCAACACAAATAAGTTTTACACCGTACTTTGATACCATACGCCTTGCTTTAGATCGTAATTCGTAAATATCGATACCGCCGGTATCATCAATATAAATTTTCATTTTATTAATCCGGTCATTTGCCATTACAACAGCATTAAGTTCATCTGTTGTCATTTTACCGTTATTAAGTTTATCCAGGTAAACACGGCTTTCAGCACAAAGTAACCTGCGCATTAATTGGTTCTTACCCATCTCAAGACTAAACATACCTACTGGTACCGATGCTGCAGCGTTACGGAGAAAATTTAAAGCAAGTGCAGTTTTGCCTACTGATGGCCTACCGGCAACAATTATTAAATCTGTGTCCTGCCAACCACCTGTTAAATGGTTAAGTATTGAATACCCTGTGTTTATTCCAGTTAAGTTAGTCGGATTTTCTTTAAGATAGTAAAGCCTGTTTATTTCCTCAGCACCAATCATAACCGTATCAACGAAATTGGATTTAATATTTCCGGTTGTTATTTCAGCTAATGTTTTTTCGTGCTGGTCTAACAAGTCAAAACAATCTGT